GAAAGTGCCCGACTGAAGGAAAAGCTTGCCACTGCTGAAGCAGACATCAAGGATCTGGAAGAGCGTCTAGAAGCTGCTCTAAAGCCTGCACCAAAGGCCAAAGTCAACAAAAAGGTAAAATAATCTCTTGACATTTATATGCATTTCGCGTATAAATAAGTTATCAGTTGTTTGAAAGCAGACTGAAAGATGTAAAGACGGGAGTTCGATTCTCCCCATCTCCACCATCTATACTGTGCATTTAGTATCTGCTAGATAGTATTGTCTAAAGACTTAGGACTAACGCTATCCTTATATAGCACAGTGTAGTTGATGGGGATGACCTGGGATCGATTTGCATTGGATAGGAAAGTCTAGACTGATTCGCTGGCCGAGTGGCTAAAACTGTAAATGTCAACCTAGTTGCACATAACGACAACGATTTTGCAGCCGTGAGAATGTCTGCCTGATCTAAGTAGTTCGGAGTTTGTGGGTGTACTCTGTGAAATAAACACCCTCATTATCTGGATATGTCCAATATCTTGTGCCGTCTTCTCTCGTGGACATTTTTCTTCCAGTGGTTAGATTAGAAAAACTTTTTCTAGTTTGTTCTTTCTTCATGCCATTTACCTTTACTAAAGATGCTGCATTACTTGCGCGGCATGATAGAGAGCAAAATCTAATATCATCTTTTTTATGATAGAAGTTTTTAGCACACTTTTCGCATATATGCGAATACACTTTACAAAACTTTGGTTTTGCTTCTTTTATTTTTGTTTTACTTTTGTCTAGTTGACGCCTTTTTGGAAGTTTCTTAGGAATATCTAAAGGAAAGAAAGACAACAGACCGTCTCTTCTTAGATTTATTTCATCTTTTGTATATCCTTTGCTCCAACTTGGTCTACTTTTGCCTTTATTGGCAGTGCCATTACCTCCAGCAGAATGTTTCTTCTGGTTGTAATATCTAACAGTTTTGTTGTAAATGTTTGGTGTCCAATAAAGTTCTTCGTCTTTGATCATGTTTAGCCAACGTTGTTCTGCTTCACGCAAAGCTTTGTTGTCGCCGTAAACATATTCAAGCACACGAAATTTGAATGTTTCTGGACGTTTCTTGTATGCTCTCAGCATCATTTTGTTAGAGCAGATATAAGAATCTTCTACTTTACCTTTGTGGCCACCAAGATAAAAGAATTTTGCTCTGGTGTCGTACCAAAGATATACGTATCCTGTATAAATAGTCATGCTGATTGCTCCTTGTAAGCGTTAGAGTGACTGGGTGTGCGAAACCGCGAGTCACATCTTATTTATAAAATATGGGTTTGGTGGTTGACCTTGCAACAGAATAACCACCACTTAGATGAACCTACTTTGCCGACGGGTTCTACCACCGAAATAAGTCTTGACGAAGACGTTGGTGGCTGCCATGGAGAGGGTGCTCCATATCGTAGGTTCTTCTAAGTTTATAAATAAGTTTTGTTGGGTCCGAGCAGAAGAGCGCAAGATCCTAACTATCGAGGAAGATCATCACCCTAGCTGATAACCGCCACTATGTGGGATGTTCGGCGCAACCGATGAAAGGTTTATTCTAGGGGGGCTACGTATAGCGATTGCCCTTAAACGGAGCGATAGTACCCAGCAAACTTTGATGAACACTGACAACGAATAACGCCACGCGGATATCTAGGGATCGCGACTCGAAAAGCACACGGTGAGAAGTGCAGGTATCAGTCAGTGTTCATCTAAGTTATGTACTTTGTACTGTCTCCTATCGCGGTACATTGCACGGCTAGGTCCGATTGTGGATAGTGATACGACTCTGTTGGGTGCCGGCAGAGTAAGAGATAATGTCTTCTGGCTACTCGGTGGATATAGGGCACCCCGTTTTCTAAGGATACATTATGAACCTGTACTTTAAGCCACATAATGAAAATGTTGGCTATCACTTTGGTAGCAAAGGCATCAAGATCATTGAAGAAAAATATGGTGCACGGTACATGGGTTACTGGTGCACCAAACGTCTAGGTGGCAACTGGCATGAAACTCCAGTAGATGTATTCTATCAACCTAATCCAGACACAAGCAAAGGTCATACACATTACTTCGGCGTCTATTGTGATGCAGCGGATCGTGTGATGATCACTGAGGCTTCTTCCGTATTCTCTAATCCACTTGTTGGTGCTGTATGTGATGATGGCGAAGTGATTGTATCACGATATCGCCATGACTATCAAGAGACTAAAGGCGCAATGATTGATGGTGGTAGAGATTATACCAAAACAAACTGTTGCAAAACTGTTGAGATTGTGGTAAAAGGAGATAAGTTCATTATTAAGGAGAACGTGAATGGATGAGTTGAAGATCAAAACACCAGCAGAGTTTGCTGAAGAGATTGAAGAGTTAGTATGGCAGTATGATATTGATTATATTGATGCTGTTATGCTATACTGTGAACGAAACAATCTAGAAGTTGAGACAGTGGCGTCTCTAGTAAAGGGCAATGCCAATCTGAAGTCACGAATGCAGAGTGATGCAGAGAACTTAAACTTTCTGCCAAAAGTCGCCAGATTGCCTGTATAAATACATTGACACCAGAAGATATATGGTGTACAACAAGATATACATTATGAATACTGTGGATAATAAACATACAACAACTATACAATCATACGGAGAATATATATGGACTTTAGCAATCTCAAGCGTAACAGCGGTTCAAGCATCAACAAGCTTAACGACCAGCTAAAGAAACTCAACACAAACGAAAATCAGTCGAGCAAAGATGACCGCTTCTGGTATCCCTCAACAGATAAGACTGGTAATGGCTATGCTGTTATCCGCTTCCTTCCTGCTCCAGGCGAAGAAGATGTGCCATTCGTTCGTGTGTTTGAACATGGCTTCAAGGGCCCAAGCGGCACTTGGTATATCGAAAAGTCTCTGACCACACTAGGTCAGAACGATCCAGTTTCTGAGTATAAAACTCAACTCTGGAACTCAACTACCGATGAGCAGTCACCAGCCCGTAAGCAGGCTCGTGAACAGAAGCGTAAGCTAAACTACGTTTCGAACATCTATGTTATCAAGGATCCTGCGAACCCAGAGAATGAAGGCCAGGTTAAGCTTTTCAAGTATGGTAAGAAGATTTTTGATAAGATCAACGAATCAATGAATCCTGCTTTTGCGGATGAAGAAGCAATCAATCCATTTGATCTTTGGACTGGCGCTAACTTCAAGATCAAGATTCGTCAAGTTGCTGGTTATCGCAACTACGACTCTTCAGAGTTTGAAGCTGCTGGTCCTCTGTCAAAGGATGACAATAAGCTTGAACAGATTTGGAAGTCAGAGCATTCTCTACAAGAGTTTGTTGATCCAAGGAACTTCAAGGACTATGATACACTGAAGCGTAAGTTGCACGCGGTTCTTGGCTTGAATGAAGCGGCTGCGGCTCGTCGTGAAGTCTTCGAAGATCCTATCGCTCGTGCTGAAGCACCTGTACAGCGTCAAGCTGCTGCACCAAAGATTGCAGCCGCACAAGATGATGTGCCATGGGCAACAGATGATGAAGACGATGATCTAGCTTATTTCAAGAAGCTGGCATCAGACTAAATAGAATACTGGAAGAATGGCAGAGTCTGGTTTATTGCACTCGCCTTGAAAGCGAGAGAACCTGAAAAGGTTCCGTGGGTTCGAATCCCACTTCTTCCTCCAGAGTAACTTAGGGGTAGCTTCGGCTACCCCTTTTTATTGTGATGAATCGTCTGATGGATCGTTTGGTCTGTTAGTAAACTTCTCAGCACCAGCAAAACCAATACCAGCAATCACGATATCACGAAATGATTCAAAGATGAACTGTTCAACGTGTAGATGAAAGAATGTATTGGCAATACCTAATGCTATCATGAAGAATGTTGATAGAAATGCGATTACACGCTTTGACGATGGAAAGCCATCAATATCTTTGAGTACGGCTGCTATCCATGGAAAGAACTGGAATAGCCATGTGAATATTTTTGTCATAGAAATACCTTAAACTAAATGCATCGGAGTACCAAATGCCGGTTCATTCGCATTGAAGAACACTGAATATTCATCCGCTCTATTGTGTGGATACATTGGATCTGGTATGCCCCATTGTGTACTTGTGTTTGGTTTCTTGGGTGTAGGTCTTGTAGTTGGCTTTTTCTGTGGCATTGTAGCAGATGCCATTTCACTAGAACTTGTTGAACCTTTGCCCATAGAACTAGACATGGAACCGCTTCCAGAACTGGCGCCAGACCCGCTGGAGAACGATGTTCCAGTGTTTGGTGATGCTTTCGCGTCACTGCTACTTGCCATATCTGACCCGCCGCTGGTGCTTCCTCCATGCTTTGCGATGACACTCTTTAACCAGCCTGGAGTAGATGAACCGTGATAGTCTGGTCCCCATGCTGTTAGTTTTGAATGTGAGTTATCAATATGAAGGTGATTGCCTTCACCACCGATGCCAGTGAATCCTGCTGCGATAGCCGCCTCGGCGATCTTTGTCTGATCACCAGTAACTCCAAGGTCAAGTGCCTTTCTAAGAACGTGTGGATTGTTTGATGCAGATTTTGTGCCTCTTGGTGTTATCCATCCTGCTGGTCTTGCGCCACTAGTGACAGGAATTGTTAGCCCCAATTCGCCTTGAACTTTTGCAAACAAATCTAATGTATGAGTATCAACACCATTAGTTTTGCCTACGAACTTGCGATTGACTGCACCAGTACCGCTAAACTTTTTATCAGAAGTTGCTGGTCCTGCTCCGGACTTCGCTGGTCCTGCTCCGGACCCCGCTGGTCCTGCTCCGGACCCCGCTCCTGCTTTACTCATTTTATCCTTTATTACAGCTTCAGTATCATATCGTCTAAATCCAGGAGTTTTGACTGCCACTGGTCCGTGTAC